TAAAAAAGATTTTTTATAGACCTTTTTAAATAAGAACCTACTAATCAGTCTCTTCGGAGGCAGATTCAAATTCCCCTCCGGGTCTATCTCTGGCTGTCTCCTTCGGGGGATGGTCAGGGGTAGGCTCGGAGGGGTAATTCTTTTTTTTTTTTGCTTTTTAAAGAAGTTAGCACACACTAACTTACCAGGGGACCTTTAAGGGGTGGGTTAAAATATATAGATATATTTAAAGAATATTTTAAGGGGTATTTTTAAGTAATCATAGTTGTTTATTATTATAATTAAATAATTTAAATGGGTAATCTTAAATGTATATTTATAAGTAAAATTAGTAGTCATAGATGAATAATTTAGAGTTAAAAAGAGTCATTTTTACCAGGGGACGCTTAAGGATGAAAACCTACGAAAACGTCTAAAAAGGGACTAATTATGTACTCCATGATCCTTGTTATTTGTCTCCAGGGGCAATGTCATACGTTAGAAGAAGTTGAACCTAAATTACATGAGACTAAGGAAGCATGTATGAAATATGCCAAGGATTATGCTACTGAAGTTAAGTCTACAGTCCCACCTATGGTGCAAGTAGGGTATTTCTGTGAAGCAACTACCCGAAGAGCCATATAACTAAAATCCTACTACCTTAGGATCGTTTACTGTTTTATCATTAAAAACAGCGTACTCCCTAACTAGGCTTTTACTACGAGAAGGTAAACCTGTATTGAGCAGTGAGCAGGATTAATTATCAAGGAATCAATCGATGATAGCAAGATATCAAAAAAGATGGGCTAATGGTTATTGGAGAGTATTTGATACTCATCTATATACAACGTATTCTGTATGTCTAACAGAACGAGAATGCGATAAGGCCCTTGGATTAACTTATAGGAATTCAAAAAATGTCAAAACCCTCTAACAATGGGGTTAATGAACCTCATCAGAAAGAGGTCATAGACCCTAATGCTGTTGACCCTCAATCTAGATCACATACTGGTACTAGAGGAGGATTCCAGCCAGGAGCCGGACGTCCAAAAGGCTCTATTAATATCTATTCTAAGGATTCTGTTAAGAAGCTACAAACACTTGGATTTGATCCCATTGAAAAGCTTGTAGCACAGTATGATTATATTGGTCAGAAGATTGGTGAAATGGAGCGTGGTGAACGCCGCTATTCTGCTATTGCAATGAAGGATATGTTAGCCCTTCAAACAAATATTTCTAATACTCTCATGAAGTACGGTTATCGTGCTGTCCCTGAGAAGACTGAATCAGTCATTGAAGAAAAGAAACCATTGAAGATCGTACTGACTAATGAATAAACCGAAAGGTCAATTATGTCAGAAATTCGTTTACATCGGGGTCAATCCGATGTTATTAAGTATTTGTTTAATGAACCAGGAACAGTAAAATACGCCACAGTAGTAGCGTCTCGAGGCTTCGGGAAGTCCTTCCTTGCAGCCTCCGCAGCAGCTATCGCTGTTCATGAGTTAATTGAAATGCCACCAGAGGTTCCAAATAAAAATGTATCTCTTATATGTCCCACTTATCAACAGGCTTGCGATATCTACTTTCCATTACTGGCCCATACTCTTGGTCTAGATGATTGGTCAGAGAAGAACTCGTTATCCTCAGGAACCTTTTGGTTTCACAATAATGTCAAGTTAAAGCTATGGTCATATGAAGCCTCAGAGCGTATGCGCGGTAGTGGTCAATACTTTGTTGTATGTGACGAGGTGGAAGACTGGGTAGGAAACCCTGGATTGAAAGAATCCTGGGAGTCTATTATTCAGCCTACCATGACTACTCGTTGGCCAGGAAACCATAAGGGTCTCTTGATCGGTACCCCTAAGGGTTACTCCCACTTCTATGACATGACTAACTATGGTTCAACAGACGACCGTTGGAAGCATTTCCATTATACTTATAGAGACTCTCCCTTCTTGGATCGGGAAGAGATTGAGCGTGTAAGACGCTTAGTAGATCCAATTAAGTTCGCTAGGGAATATGAAGGTAGCTTTGAAGATTCAGGAGCTAAGGTGTTCTATTGTTTCGATCGTAAGAAACATCTAGACTCCACTTTACCATACTTCACTAGTGATGAAAAGAACAAAGAAGATGTTCATGTTGCTATCGACTTCAACATTGGCATTATGGCTGCAGTAGTATTTGCTGTTAGAGCCAATCAAGTACACATCCTAGAGGACATGCAGAATGTTCTCGATACAGAACAGTTAGCAAGTAAGTTAAAGGCTAAATTCAAGGACAAGGGTCATCGGATATTCGCTTATCCTGATCCGGCAGGTCGTGCTAGGAAGACGTCAGCCGTGGCAGGAGCCACCGACTTCTCCATCCTTGAGTCTCATGGAATTATCTGTAGAGCACATAAAGCTGCTCCCCCGATTGTTGACTCAGTAGCCGCAGTTAATCGTAAGTTTTTAAATGCTAATGGTGATATAGATTGTTATATTCATCCAAGAGCAGAATCAACTATCCGTAGTCTTGAGAGAACCACATGGGTCGAGTCAAACCCAAACTCAGCACAGATTAGCAAGTCCGAAGGTGTAGAACACTGGACTGATGCACTAAGATATGCCATTGAGTATCTCTTTCCATTACGTAGTGGAACTAAGACAACTACAAAGGGCTTTATGTTTTAATTTAGGGAGATTCTATGATTGAATTACTTGGAGGCGGTTTACTTGGAGGTATCTTTGGTGGTGTCTTCCGATTATTCCCAGAGGTATTAAAGTTCTTTGATAAGAAGAACGAGAGAGAACATGAGTTAGCAATGTTTAATCGACAGTGTGAACTCGAATCAATAAGAGGACAACAAAAATTAGCCGAGATTGGTGCACAACGGGATGCAGCAGTAGATGAAGGTGTTATGCAAGCTTTTAAGGCTGCTATTGACCAACAAACTGAAATGGTCAAGACTGCTGGTAAGGGCTGGATTGCCTCTTTGTCTGCTTCTGTGCGCCCTGTAGTAACCTATTGGGTTCTACTAATCTGGACATTTGTTCATTGCTATACTGCCTATGTAGGATATTCTACAGGGTTAAACGCTATTGATACATTCAAGCTATTCATGACTGCTGACTTTACAGCACTAGTCTCTGGAACAGTTAATTATTGGTTCCTTGATCGAACTCTTGCAAAACGAGGGTTATCATGATTGATGACCGAAGAGTAAACGATGAACGAATTCTTATACTCGAGGTTGAGGTAAAGCAATTAAAAGAAGAACAGGCTAAGATTTTAGCTTGTGTTCAATCGATTCATGGAGAGATGACAAGATATAAAGGATTCCTTGGAGGTATCGCATTTATAATCTCTGGTATTCTATTAGCTGTATCTTTTATTAAAGATTGGATATCAAAATGATAGATCCCATAACCGCACTTGCAGCAGTTCAATCTGCTGTTGCTCTCATTAAGAAAGCATCTAAGACTGTTGATGATGTTGCTAGCCTAGGTCCATTGATTGGTAAGTATTTCGATGCTAAATCTACAGCAACTAAAGCCGTAAAAGAGGCTAAGAAAAAAGGCGGTTCTAATCTAGGTAAAGCCATTGAATTAGAGTTAGCACTTAAAGCTCAGGCTGATTTTGAGAGAGAATTACAAGGTTTATTTTTCTCATCAAATAATATGGATATCTGGCAAAATATAATGAAACGTGTGGCTGACATGAATGCAGCAGATGCTGAAGAAGCTAAACATAGTGCTATTGCTGAAGCTAAACGCAAGCGCCGTGAAGAAGAACTCACTGAGATGGTATTAGCCATTACTGTAGCCTTAATTGCCACAGGTCTTCTTATTTGGGCTGCATGGGAAGCTTTCACGTTTTGTTCAAAAGCAGTTTGTGGAGGTTAAATGGATCTATCCCTTGCAACTGAGTTATGTAAGCTCTTTGAAGGATTCCGAGCAAAGCCCTACTTATGTCCAGCAGGAATTCCTACCATTGGGTATGGATCTACCTATTATGCTGACGGTCGTAAGGTCTCAATGTCAGATCCTCCGATTACGGAGCCAGAAGCTAAGAAGCTCCTCGTACATGAATTAAAAGAAACATATGCACAGGGTGTAATACGGTTATGTCCTCAGCTATACTCTAAAAGTCTTGCTGAAAACCAATGGGGTCGATTTAATGCCCTAGTAGACTTCTGCTATAACCTAGGTGTTGGTCGATTACAGACTTCAACCCTTAGACGTAAGGTTAACGCAGGGGACTGGGAAGGCGCAAAGGAGCAACTACTACTCTGGAATAAAGCTGGAGGACGAATATTGCCTGGGTTAGATAAAAGACGTAAAGCAGAGATCGCTTTATTTTAGGAGTTACTATGCCACTGAAAAAAGGATATGGCGAAAAAACCATTTCGGAAAATATTAAAAAGCTGAAAAAAGAGGGCTACTCTCAGGATCAATCCGTGGCGATTGCTCTAGAAGAAGCAAAGAAGTATCGTCCTAAAAAGAAAAAGTGAGCCACATTGAAAAGACAAAAAAGAAAAGCTATTAACGAGCGACAACCAAAGAATTTTCATATTCAACCAAAAAATAAGAAACAACAAAGATTAATTGATTCAATTAGGCAATCAACCATTACTGTTACTATAGGCTGTGCAGGTACAGGTAAAACATACTGTAGTGCAATGACAGCCGCACAGTTGTTTCTTTCTGGTGGATATAATAAAATTGTTTTAACTAGGGCTAATGTTCCCACAGGTCGTTCACTTGGTCATTTCCCTGGCACAGTTCAGGAAAAGATGGCTCCTTGGTTAGCGCCTTTAACTAATGTATTAAAACGAGCCTTTGGTGAGTCACACTACAATTATTTAGTTAATCGCTCATCGATCGAGATCCAACCTTTAGAGACCATACGTGGCCAATCTTATGAGTCATCTATTATCCTAGTAGATGAGGCACAGAACTTAAACTTTGAAGAAATTAAAGCCATTACGACTAGACTTGGGGAGAACTCTAAGTTAGTACTAATGGGAGACCCTGCACAAAGTGACGTTAATGATGGACGTTCATTGATTCGATTCGCAGAGATCTGCAAGAAACACTCAATCTCAATTCCAGTAATTGAGTTTAAAGTTGAAGACATTGTTCGCTCGGATATTGTTGCTCAACTAGTTAAAATATTTATGATGGAGAAATAACCAATGGCTAACTTAACTACAACGCCAAGTAAAGCCGTAACAAAGTCTGTGGGTGATCCAAATCCAGCATATGAATCTTTACGTGGGTTGTGGGAACGGTCAAGAGCTATCCTTAACGGGGAGACTCATGCCAAAGCCTATGATGATGTTATTGATACATACAGCTTTACTAACTTGTTACTGCCTTTCAGTCCAACGATGACTCAGGCGCAATATAACTTTTACCGTAGTGAGGCAGAGTTACCAGGACTAGTTCAGCAGTATGCTAAGATCCTTCTTGGCGGTATTCTTAGGAAGCCTCCTTCTTTGGCACTTGGCAATTCAATTCCAGCTGATGCTCAAGCATGGTTAACAAACAATTTTACTGCTAGTAATGGTTCTATGTTGAGTTTCCTCGATGAAGCGCTTTGGGAAGAGTTACAAACCTCACGTTGCTGGGTGATTGTAGATTATCCTGAGATCGATTCTAACGCTGATTTAACACCAGAACAGAAGGCAGAATTAAACCCTTACTGTGTAATCGTTAAAGCAGAAAACGTCATTAACTGGCAACAGTCATCAATAAAAGGTAGCTCTCATCAGAAGCTGTCTAGGTTCACTATTAGATTTTTTATTGAGAGCTTTTCCAACAATCAATTTCATCCAGACTATGTAGATACTGTGATGGATTATTACCTTGATGAGTCAGGACTCCTTGTAATTGATACTTATCAGAAGTCTGACACTAATGAAACTATCAATGTAGTCAATGGTGAACTAACCAAGAAATACCAAACAGAGAATGCTCAACAAAACTGGTCAAAGATTAAAACTGTTTATCCTTTGATGAACGGTGAAAGAATGGACTTCATTCCTGCCTATCCATTGAATGGTCAAGTTCAACCTGTCGAACCTATTTTACAACCATTAGTTAACAGAGAGATTTCTTTATACAATAAAGTAAGTCGTAGAAACCATTTACTTTATGGTGCAGCTACCTATACTCCTGTAGTTATGTCTGATATGACTGACGAAGAGTTTGAGGCTATTGTTAACGCTGGTCTAGGCAGTTGGATTAAGCTAAGAGCAGGAGACGAGATCAAAGCCCTAGAGACACCTACAAAGAGTCTTGAGGATATGGAAAAGGCTATTGAGGCTACCATCAATGATCTATCTAAAATGGGTATCCGAATGCTTGCTCCTGAGGGTTCAGGAGACAGTGGTGTAGCACTCGAGATTCGAAATGCTAGCCAGACAGCCCAATTAGGTATGTTGAATACTAAGATTAGTTCCACAATGGAACAGATCATTACTACTATGCTTCGCTGGAAGTATGGTATCGATATAACAGAAGAAGATGTTGAATTTGAGTTATCCGCAGACTTTAACCCAGTACCTGTTGGTGCTGACTGGATGCGACTAGTCACTGAATGGTATCAAAATGGTATTATTCCACGTAGTACATTTATTAAGATTGCTAAGAGCAATGATGTATTACCTAATGACTATAATGACGAAGAGGCTGTTCAGGAAATCCAGACAGACCCTCTAATCGATCTTCAATCAACTCAAATTGATTCATCAATCACAGGACAGTAAGATCAAACCTACGGTTATGGGTCTTGTTGTTCAGTCGTTGACTTTCCTTGAAAGGGAACCATGACACTTAATGATGAGATCTATGATCGTATTGTACAGCATTTGGCTGATACACGATTATATGAATTAGAAACACAAACACTACTAGGAAGAGGTATTCGTAGACACAAGAAACGTTTACGAGATCTCTTAGTAAAGGACATTAAAGCTAACCTCCGTCCTGAAGTAACAAGGATGACGAGAGAGTTAAGAGCAACAACAGAAAATAGCCTAACAGATTATGCGGGAGCAAGCATAAACTTCCATACCAATAATCTCGAAAAGAGCACAGGACGTTTCTTTAAAGTAACTAAGCCTAAAGCTTCCGATCTGTTAGTGTCTATCATTGGCCCTAATATTGAAACATCACGATCAATCAAACAACACTTTGATTCTATTGGTGAAGGTGAATTAGTTCGAATTCAGAACAAGATTCTTTCAGGACTAGCTAATGGTAAGACAAATAAAATAATTATTCAAGAAGTACTCGAGACTACTTCGATTACTGAACGTCAGGCTAAAGCCTTAGTTCGAACAGGTATTACAAGAACACAATCAGTAGTATTGAATCGAGTAATGGAAGAGAACAAAGACATTATTGCTGGATATCGGTTTACTGCGGTACTAGACTCTCGTACATCACCTACTTGTGCTCATCATGATGGTGAGTTCTATAAGATAGATGATAAACGATATCAGCCTCCATTACATTGGAACTGTCGTAGTTCACTAGTACCCGTATTGAAAGCTAAATCAGAAATACTAAGAACAGAGTCGAATAGAGTCCGTCCAAGGAATCTTGAAAAGGTAGACCCAAAGGTTCTGGATGGAGTTCCTCCTAAGAAGGAGAACTACAACGAATGGCTGAAGCGTCAGCCGATGGATGTTAAGCTAAAACAGCTAGGATCAGAAGAAAAGGTAGCTCTATTTGATGCAGGTAACTTACCTGTTAAAGAGTTTATTACGCCTAAGGGCGGATCTATTAGTGTAGCTGTTCTTCGTAAGCTAGACAATGCTAGGACTTCTATATTCCCTACTAGACAGTCAGTATTAACTGAGTCTCAGGATGCAGCCTTTGCTGTAGCCGCTAGTCGTCCATACGATATTCTCCGATCACCTCAAGTACAGAACCAACTAAGGGCTATGTATATTAGTGATGCAGAGTCTATGAATCAAGCAATGTCTTTAACTGACTTCCGTGGTACTACCCTCTTAGGTAAACGTACATCACGCATCAGAGCAAATAATGAGTTTGATGAACGCAATACATCATTCGATCCATTTACTGGTGAAGTAAAGACTACCATGATGTATGATCCTGACTTTCAAGTATATCAGGAACGACTAGACTTTCTACGTAACTCAAAACTATTAGACAAAGATCAAAAACAATTTATTGAGGACTTTGCAGAATCTCTTGAGGATAAAATATCGGTTAATCAACAGTCTGTAGTAGTAGAGAATCTAAGGGTTCTCTTTGAACGATATGAGAACTCTACGCCTAAGGTGCCATGGGAAAACTTCATGAATGTTGCTAGAGCAGAGTCTCAGTATTCTGTTGTTAACGTATCTCGTATCCTTGATAGACGTTCAAGAGAACGTGCTGAAGCGTTTGCTACTTATGGTCGTGCAGGAGAACCCGCCAAGGTTCAAATATTCGGGCGATACTATTCATTCGATGATATCTCTAAGAACCTATTAGACAACCAACGCTATACAAGTAATTGGAAGACAGTATATGGTCGTTCACTTGCTCGATCTGTATACTATCGTGGTAGAGCACCACTAAAGGCTTATTTTATTAAGCCTGATAGAACTAAGCCACAGACAATTAAAGACAGAATCATAAAAGCTCTTGAAGAGTCAGTTCCAGGATTTAAGACTTTCCTAAAGTTAACAGATGGTAAACCTAGAGATTCTCTTATTACAGAATTCCTTCGTGATAAACGAGAAGCATACCGGCGTATTGTTGATCTAGAATTCCTATTTGGAAGACAACGACAATCATATTTAGACCAGTTAGTTGAGGATGCTACTGGAGATAAAGAAGCTATTGATGTACTATCAGGAATCATGGAATTGATCGCTGATGGACAATCTACGGATTATGATACCCTTGCAATTAATATTGGTAAGAACTTAAGGGACAACTGGAAACCCAATTTTCCTTTCTTTAAACCTACACTGAAAGACTATCATGAAGATGGTAGTAAGATACTTCAAGGACTGCGTGATCAAGGATTGATTCGTGTTCTGCCCAGGGGTAAAAATAGACGTTCTGTTATCGATCTTGAAACAGGACGACCAAGTGGACCGTGGAAAAATACTATGTCTAGAGAAGTTGTTATCCTAGACCGTAACATGCGAGAACTACAATCTCGTAATAGACAAATATTAGTCTCCCAGAATATTGGAGTAGTTAATCCTCGAGACCGATTATATATTCGTGCAGGAGAAAAGACTTATTATGACGCTAGAGGTAAGAACACAGGAGTCTCAATTATCACTCGAAGAGCTAGTGGTAACTATGACAAAGATTTAATTGATAGAGACTTCGCTAAGATGTTGAATCATACTATGGATGCTCAGTACGAGGTTGACAATGAATTCTCTGGATTCATGGATGAGCTAGTACGCTTTAGAGACCCTAGGGGTAATGTTAAAAAGTATGATGATCTAAATGACTTTAGACGATTGATCTTAAAACGAGGTGATCAAGGCTATGCATTTATGCAAACAGTTAAATGGCATAGAGATCGAGGAGCACCATTTAGAGTTATTGCTCAGATTGATGGACGAGGACGAGTATACTATCAAGGATACTTAACACCAACAGGTGGTGAAGTTGCTCGACCATTTATCAATAGTAACAGAGCTATTAGCATGAATCGTGAGTCTCTCCGAGAGTTAATGACTCAAACAGGTGCATTGATTGGACCTACTACAGAGGCATTGACGGTTGATGGTCGTATGGAGATCTTTTTAAGAAATGAAAAAGCCCTTAGAGAGATTGGTGAGCTTGTGTTAAGCACAACTCAACGAGATCGGCGTATTAGAGAGTTCCTTGAACATCCTCTAATTAGAGCAACCGAGGCTGAAGAAATACCAAAGCTAACTAGATTGGCAGTTGAATACACTCGTATTCATCGTTGGACTAATGGAAATCTAACCGATGAAGCCCGTCTAGCACAATATAAAACAAAACTAATGATTGAGAATGATGCCTCCTCCTCTGGAGCACAGATTATTGGGTTATCTACAAAAGATCGCTCAATCTCAGTCAACTCTAATGTACTACCAACAGCACAAAAGAATCGACTATACGACTTAGTAGCAATGGATACAGTGTCTGATCCAGACTTTCAAAAGATCACTGCGTTAGCTAATGCAGATATCCAGTGGACTGATCTTCAGAAAGCAGCTAAAGCTCAGAATATGGTTTCATTCTATGGTGCTGGTAAAGCAACTCAAGCAGCTAATATTGAGGCTAAGTTTGCTAGTGTATTAGAAGACAAAGGTTATACGGTTATCACAAGAGAAGAGTTACGAGAAGTGACTAATCTCATTGATAAGAAAATAAAAGATGCAGACTACCTAGGCGCAGAGAATGTATCTTTTGGATTAAAACAATTAAAGCGTGAGCTAAACGAAGTAATTGAAGGTGAAGCCCCTGTGGGGAACGCACTACTTCAAGCTGCTCGTGATGTTCATCCTGATGTTGAGGTGTTTGTTGATAAAATATCGAATGTAAGATCTGGGCTAATTGGGCCTGCTGAATTTAAGGCAGTGTCAGAAATTATGTCTCGGAAGCTTGCAGAGCGAGCACCTGTTACTGGCAAATTCGTACAGTTCTGGAATCAAGCAGCCAAAGCTTTCGTTGAAGAAACACAGAAGGTTGATATACCCTGGGTGACTTTTGATGGAAAGCGATTGTACCAGAGATACCGTCCAAAGGTTCAAACCTCAATTGAATTCCGTGATCCACAAACCGGAAGGATGGTAAGAAATATTTACGAAGCCAAAGCAGAAGACGCTACACTACTAGGTAAAGCTAGTATTAGCAGAGCGAGGATTGGTCTTGGTGTTAATGGCAACCATATGAATGATGCATCGATTGTTCGACAGTTTCATTTATGGGGTGCTAACAGTGGAATACCAACAGCAACAATCCATGACGCTTTCTTCACTAATATCGGAGACGCAATGAGGGCAAAGAGTGCTCTCAGAACTATTTACGCAGATGCCCTTGAAGGTAATACAATTGAAAAAACCTTAAAGGCTATGCGGGATGAAGGGCTATCAAGGAGTTCTTATGAAAGACTTCTTGCGCTGGCAAAAGAAGAAGGGTTGATTGACCCTCCAAATGCAATTACAAGACAAGACATTCTAGCCCCTATCCCTAGAGGTATGGATTGGTATGGAATTGGACCTTAATCGGGTTTGTAACCCACTATAATGGCTGTGCCAAAAGGAAATAAACATGAGAGTAGATAAGTTCGGAGTTAAAGAGTTTCTTGATGATGGTGTAACAGCCAATCCAGAGTTTCAAGCAGATCAGGTAGATAGTAATGCTGGCAGTGCCCCTAGCAATAAGGACACTGAAGATATTATTAACCGCTTGGTTGAAGAGCGACTTTCTAAAATTAAATCGAGTCTTGATAAGGCATATAAAGAGCGTGACGATGCTGTCCGTGAACGAGTACGCCTAGAAGATGAGAAGAAACAACAACACCTAAAGTCTCTAGAGGCTGAGGGTAAACACAAGGAAGTGGCTGAAATGAAAGTAGCTGAGTTAAGTGAAAAGCTAGCTCTAGCTGAACAAAAGGTTACACAATTGACAAGAGATAGTGCTGTTCGTAACGCACTAACAGGTCTCGACTTCCGCAATGAACGATCAAGCGAAATGGCTTATCGTGATATTCTCGAACAACTGACGCAAGATCCCGAAACTGGAAGCTGGATTCACAAGTCTGGCGTAGGTATTAAAGATTTTGTACAACAGTATGTTAAGAATGAGGATAATTCTTTCCTATTCAAACCTAAAAATAATTCTGGCGGTGGCTCCGGTTCAATGAATGGAACACCAAAACTAGATCCAAACAAGAAGCTTTCCGAAATGTCCCAGGCTGAAGTTCTACAACTTGCAGCAGCTGGTAAACTAGGGAGTTTCTCATTCTAACTCTTAGGAGAAATTTTAAATGATTGATCATACACTATTTAAGAACGTAGCTATTGCTATCAGTGCATATGCTGATGAGGCTTACACTACTGCTAAACGTGTTAACACTTCTGGCATCGTAGGTACTGATGCCCGTATTCAACCCAATGGCGAGAGCTTTATTGGTCAAATGCGTTGGTACAAACCACTAGCTGCTAACATTAACGTAGCTAGCCTAACCTCTTCTGCTGATGGTACTTACACCGACATCTCTACCGAGATCGCTGACTACATCAAGTCTGTCCGTACCTTCGGTTCACAACAAGTTAACCTACAACAAGTAATTAGCCAGCAAGATGGTCTAGCCAAGATTGCTCGTGACTTTGCCCAAGTTCGTGGCGATGACGAGAATGATGCTGTTATGTCAGTAATGAAGGGTGTCGCTGCTTACGAAGTAGGTCGTGGTGCTGGTATCGTTGCTTATGATACTAATGCTGATGGTGCCTCTGTTGGTAACTTCGTAGACATCAACGCTCTAAGCGTATTCGGTGCTGCTGCTACTGGCACTTCTGATGCTCGTAAACTATTCGACTCTACCGCTATTGGTGCTGCCCGTGGCCAACGTCTATTCCAAGCTATTGGTATGGCATTCAAGGATCATGAGCCTGACTACATGTACATGGTTACTTCTCCAGAAGTTCTAGCCGAACTACGTGCTGCTAATCTAGTAGACACTACCCCAATTATGGATGGCAACCTAGAGTTCCAAACTGTATTCGGTGGTAAGTTCCGTCTAGTTCTAACTCGCGCTTCACAAGGCAACCTATCCGCTAGCGCTAACGTTAACGACCAGTCTACCAAGACTACTCTAATCGTTAAACCAGGCTCTATTGCCTTCTCTGGAATTGCTGTACCAACCCCTGTTGAAGTTGATCGCAATGCTGCTTCTTATACTGGTGGTGGTTCAACCAATATCTGGTATCGTTATGGCTTCGTTGCTCATCCTATGGGCTATGATTGGGCTGGTTCAACTTCTGCTTTCGCTACCAACGCTGCCTTTGCTACCGCTGGTTCATGGAGCCGTAAGATGGATGCTCTAAACCTAGGCATTCTACCTATCCTTCACGCTTAATCCATTAGGAGGAACTGATGGCACTAGTATTAGGTACAAATTCCTATGTGACATTGGAACAAGCTGATGCTTACTTTGACACACGCCTCGATGCGGGGGCGTGGGTAAATGCAGATAGCGATGACCAAGAGTCAGCATTAGTGACCGCAACTCAGATTCTTGATAATTATCATTATATTGGTGTTGCTGTCAGTTCCGCACAAAGTCTTGCATGGCCTCGTAAAAATGCAGCTTACTATGAACCCAAATTGGGTACTCAATTAGGAGTAGATGATTCTACTTACCCTAATCGGTTAAAGTTTGCCACATACGAGCTTGCTCTGCATTTGCTTACTAACGAAAATCTTCTAGATAATAAAACACAAACATTCGAAAGAATTCGTGTTGGTTCAATTGAGATCGAAGACTCTAATAATGATGTTACTAGAACTCCAGTTATGCCAAATCGAGTAAAAAC